GCTCTATGCGCAGACTGCCCCCTTATTCGGGATTGTGCCGTCTACGCGCTCACAGCCACTCCCCGAATGGCCGGTGTAGTCATGGCCGGTGTAGATATCCCCATCGCTGGTGGTGCCAAGGCAAACGCCGCCCGAAAACGCCTAAGGGAGATAGCCTATGGCTAGAAGCTCAAAATGGCGCAGAAAACGCCGCAACCGACACCGACGGGGGCGATACGCAACAATGGTCAGCAACAGGAAGAAAAGGAAAAGTAATGAATCAACATAAGGTAAAGCCAACGCCCCAAATCATAGTGTCTGCGTTGTTTAATAGCGTCTATAACGCTGAGGACGAGGAACAGATGATCGCCGCAACCAGCGCTATGGTTGCGGCGATAAAGACGCTTGCGGACTACGATATCGACGCCGCCGAGTTGTTCATCAGGAAACTATATCGAACCATGATGAAGCATGAATATACCCGGTTCGGGATCGAGCGGACCAGTGAGGAGTTTGTAAAGCTAGGGTTGGAAGTACCTAAAGAATAGGATAATGATATGAGTAAGAGGCGATTCAAGGTGTTCAAACGCCACCTGCCAGAGGACTGGATGGTAGTCACTCGCTGGAATGGCTGGCCTATCAGGTACGACCGGTTTGCTTCCTTCCGTGCTGCTCACGACTACATTCATGAACGACTATATGAGGAAATGGAAACCACCGGACCGCGTGAGCTACTAGCTGGTGGAATCGGAAAACGCTATGGATAAAGTGAGATATAAGGTGAAGAAGGTCAAGGACGGTCTGTGGGAGGTCTCATGGAGAAGGGGAATCTGCATAAGGTTGGTGTCCTTCTCCACTTTCGCCGCCGCCCACGCCTACGTGCGTGAGCGCCTATATGGTACGCAGAACGACTACGGCTATGCCTGCTGAAGGTAGGCCGGCATGGGCCGGACGATACGCTACCGAACGCACCGCCGCATGTCTGGCGGAGTTCGGCACCAGGTGTCACTTGTGCGGCGCCTATGGCGCTACCACTGCCGACCATCTGGTACCACGGGCGGCCGGTGGTAGTGATGACCTAGACAACTTGCGTCCGGCTCACCAGTCGTGCAACTCATCGCGCCAAGACATGCCGCTCGAAGAGTGGTTCCGATTGCACCCGCTTATAAGTCGGGACGGTGACGCGGCGCCGAGCCGGCGATGGTTTTTAGAACCGGCCGACCCCTAGGCAGTCCCGCGCCAGCACTCTTTTTCTCTCTTTGGCCCCCAACCCCCGGGGTCAGTACATTAACTAAACCAGGAGGTCAGACCCCATGCCGCGCCCTGATCCGAAGCGGCCCCGCGAGGGCCAGGAGGCCCTTTTCGAGGCTGAGGCTATCAAACAGCCCGACTGCGTTTTGCGTGGCCGGCACTCCATGGCCATGGACGCCGCCCTAGACGCCGCCCGCGAAAATCAAGTGATTCACCCTATAGATGAAGGCATTGCCACCGTGCTTCGAGCAGGCGCCTGGGCACTCGACACTTTGGAAAAACAAGACCGCCCCTATGGGCCGGCCAAGTTGATTCCGGCCATGACCGAAGCACTTACCGCGGCGCATATGACGCCCGAGAGCCGGAAGCTGGAAAGCGAAGACCTGGCCAAACAGCTATTTGAGGACCTAGCCGCCCTAGAGGCCGACCCCGAATAATGCGCAAGTGGTTGCCTGGTCGTGTCGCCCCCCGCTATCTGACGCCTATCCCCGAGGGGGCAATTGTTGACCTCAGGGCGGTGAAGAAGGTTGCCGCCCTGCTGGGCCGGTCGCCGACATTCTACCAAATCGAAATCTTGGAACGCTTGGTGGCTAGGTGGCCTGACGGCGCGCCCGTCTTCACCACCATCTTGGTGAGTTTCCCCAGGCAGACCGGTAAAACTACGTGCATTATGGATTGGCTTATGTATGTGGCCATGACCAAGCGTTATCAAAAGCTTTGGTTTACTGCCCAGACCGGCATGGCGGCTAGGGAGCGTTTTCTTGCTGAGCTGGTAGAGCCCAGCAAGAAGTATTTAGAGCCGCTGGGGATCGTCGATACGAAGCTTGCGGCGGGGGCGACCAGGACGGTGGTGGTGGCCACGGGGTCCCAGATTCGCCCTATGCCGCCAACCAGTCAGTATCTTCATGGTGGACAGGGCGATAAGATCATCGCCGATGAACAATGGAGCTTCACCCAGAAACAGGGAAAGGACCTTATGCAGGCAGTGCGTGCTACCCAGCTGACCAGGAATAACAGCCAAATTGTGCAGATTAGTGCCGCGGGTGACGCCGATTCCGACTACTGGCATAGCCGTCTGGCGAAGGCGATTGCCGAACCATCGCCCCGCGTGGCGGTAATCGACTATGGAGTAGGCACGTCCGCCGATCCCCAGGAGGCCACTTCCTTCACTATCGAAGAAGTGCTAGCTGCTCACCCCGGTGTAGCGGCCGGCCTATGCACCCGCGAAAAAGTCCTTGAGCCTTTAGAGAATGAGGACATGGACTTTAACGAATGGCTCAGGGCATACGGCAACGTCCGCTCAAAGAACACCAGGCAGAAGGCCATTGATCTAGACGCCTACCGCGGTATCACCACCACAGTGCCGCTAGACGATGGGCCGGTCACCCTAGGTGTTGGCGTTTCCTGGGATGGCGCCACTACCGCCCTAGCCGCGGTAGGCACCATCAACCAAGGCCGGGGCGTGGGTATTGAGATCATCGACGCCCGCCCCGGCCGGCAATGGGTGATCGACACCACCCAAGAACTGGTGCGCCGCGGTATCGCCACTGAGGTATGCGGTGATGCATACGGCCCTACCAAACGCCTAGCCGACCAGCTAGCCATTGCCCTGCCTGAGCACTGGAAACCCCTATCCACCGATGAAATGATTGCCGCCACTGAGGATTTTTTGCAGGCCCTCGATCAGGAAGCGGATACTATGCCTATCCGAGTCCGCCGCTGTGCTGGCGTCGAGTACGAACTGGATGTGGCCGAACTCCGCAATGTCGGTGAGAAAGGGCGAATGTTCAGCAGGCGTAACAGCGCCGCTGGCACCGCTCGCCTAGAGGCCGGCTTAGCAGCCCTTGCCGGCTACCAAATCCCCGAAACCACCGCCCCCGAACCATTTATTGGATAACCTATGCGAAACGAAAAACGTAAATCCCCGGCAATCGACGCCACCGACCACACTATCCTAATCACATGCGATAAATGCGAATGGCGAGAACTGCATGATGACCGAAACGCCGCCTGGTACGCTTTGGCACAGCACCTGAAAACTGGCCATGATGACCCCTATGCCGCCAAAAGCGCCGCCCGAAATATCTACCGCAACCACCAAGAATAGGTAGTTTGTCACCATCGTGCTGCATCATTAGGGCATGGGGTTCTTTGAGAAGGTAAGAGAGGCGCTTTCCCTCCCAGCTTTGGCGGCGGGGAGTCTTGAGGTGCCCTATGCCAGTGCCTGGGCTGATCCAAATCACCTCATCACGGTTGGCACACCTGACCTGCTACCAGAGTCAACCACCCGCGATGTTGCCATGAATGTTGCCGCGTTAGCGCGCGCCCGCCGCATCATCGTCAGCAGCATAGCCCGATGCCCGCTAGTAGTGCATGATGACGACGGACCGTTGCCCGAACAACCCACATGGGTAGCTGGTACCAGCGGCCCCATTTCCCCCTATCACCGCATGCTGTGGACAGTAGATGATTTGCTGTTCTACGGGTGGTCGCTGTGGGCAGTAAAACGGAACGGGGCTGGGGTTGTTGTCGCTGCCGATCACGTGCTTTATGAGCGCTGGGGTTTCACCCCTAATGGTGAGGTGTTTTTCGAGGGCGAAGAAGTGCCACCTGAGGACGTTATCCTTATCCCCGGCTCTGACCAAGGGATCCTACGCTACCCCGCCGCTATCAGGCACGCCGTACAAGTCGCTGACGCCGCCGCGAAAGCCGCCGCTCACCCTGTCGTCCACACCGAACTGCACCAAATTAGCGGTGAGCCGCTTACTGACCCCGCGAAAATTGACAAACTCATCGACGCTTGGAACCGCGGCCGGCAACGCAAAAACGGCCCCGTGGGTTTCACAAACAGCTCAATTCAAGCCATTGACCACGGCTCTTACGAATCCCACCTTTTAGTGGAAGGCCGAAACGCCGCCGCTATTGATATCGCCCGCGTCTGTGGCATACCGGCCATTCTGCTAGACGCCTCCCTAGCCGACTCTAGTATCCGCTACTCCAACATGGATGCTAGAAACGTTGAGTTAGTCGACTACTGCCTAGCTTCATACATGGCGCCGATAGCCGCCCGCCTAGGCATGGATGACGTTGTTTCCCCTGGTCAAAGTGTTGAGTTTGACCTCGATCACCTGACCCGCCTCGATCCTAACAGCATCGCGCCGCCTGACGACGCCTATAGGCCCCGCGGTGTCCCCGCTACCAACGAATTAACCCAGCTAATTGACTAAAGACTTATGGATTTTCAAACGCTAGAACCAGACCTGTACTGTCTGATGAGCAAACACTACACGCCCGGCCGACCAGGCCCTATCAAATATTTGGTGGTGCATCATAATGCTGGCGTGAATTTGAGCACCGCCGATTGCTACCGTATTTGGCAAGACCGGGAGGCCAGTGCGCATTATCAGGTGGAGACAGACGGAACAATCGGACAGCTAGTCAATGATTGGGACACGGCTTGGCATGCCGGCGACTCCGCCGCCAACGCATATTCGATTGGTATTGAGCATGCCAACGTTGGCGGCGCCGCCGAAGATTGGCCTATCAGTCAGGAAACGATCACCGCGGGTGCCCACCTGGTCGCCGCCTTGTGTCACGCCTACGACCTGGGGAAACCCGCCTGGTTCAATAATGTGTTCCCCCACTCGCATTTCTACAGCACCAGTTGCCCACACCAGTTGGCCGGTGCCTACCGTGACCAGTATATGAGTTTGGCTGAAGATTTTTATTTCAGCATGCAAGCAGGAAACACGACACAAGCAGGGAAAATGACGAACTTCACCGAGGCCGACCGGCAACTACTCCGCGAGAACAACGAAATGTTACGGGTTATCCGAGATCAATTGACCGGCCCTGGTAGTGGTTTCCCTGGGTGGCCACAAACCGGTGGCCGAACCCTAGTGGATACGGTCGCCGCACTAGGTGCCGCACAAGGGATTGACGGTTGCCGCGACACCAGGAAGACCAAATAACCATGAGTCTTCTTGACGTAGCAACCGGCTTTGGCCTGGGGATCAGCACCATGCTGACGCACCAAATCATTTTCATAATGCGCCTTCGCCTTGAGCTGCGCAAACGTGCCATGGAGTTGCCGCATGCCTGAGCGCCCGCCAACTCAAATCCGTTACCCGTGGCGTTCGGTAATCCGTAGTGTTGCCATAGCCACCATCGCGCTGCTGCCGGTGCTACCAGAAATCGCCAAAGTAGCAGGTGTAGAGACTGTGCCGCTAGTGGCTTCCACTCTGGGGATCGTGGCGGTTTTGCAGCGGATAATCACAATTCCCGAAGTTGATAAATGGCTCACTAGCACGCTGAACGCTGGGGCTAGGAAACGCCAAGAAGAAATAGGAGGAGGAGAAGAAAATGCCAAGTGATGTGGAAACTATCAATGGCGACGCCGCCCCCGCCACGGTTTCGTGCAATGAATCCGAGCGAATCATGGAAGGTCTAGTACTCCCCTGGGGCGATACCGGGGCAACTGCCACCGGAAGCTACACGTTCCCCCGCGGTAGCCTCGATATCCCTTCCAACATCGAGCGGGTAAAACTGCTATCTGAGCATTCCCGCCCCGGCCACCAGCCCAAAGCCATTGGCCATGCTATCAGTGCCGAAAACACGCCCGAAGGCCTAGTCATGCGCTTTCAACTGGGCAGTAGCGCCGCCGCCACCGAAGCCCTCACGAATGCTGCTGAGCATATTATTGACTCTTTCAGCATCGAGGCGGTAGGTGTCCGCCGCACCGGTGGCACTATCGAGTCTGCCCTGCTCAAAGCTGTTGCGCTTGTCCCGTTCCCTGCTTTCGAGAAAGCAAAGGTATATGCCGAGTCCGGCGCCCCCGAAGAGAAAGAAACCAAAGAAATGACCCTAAGTGCTGAAGATATCGCTGCTATCGCCGCGAAAGTCACCGAGAACCTCAGTGGCGCCACCGCCGCCCCTCGGAATAAAATTCCGGCTGGTATCCCAGGCGGTAAGGACGCCACCAAGCGGGAAGTTATCACCGCCGCCCACGCCGCCGAGACAATCCTGGGAATCCACACCGGTGAAATCCCCGATGATGAGATTCAAGCAGCCCTTGCCGACATCAAGGGCTCAGATTCAATTGTGACCCAGCCTAAAGCGTGGCTGGGTGAATTGTGGTCCGGTGTTGTCTACCAGCGCCGCATTATCCCACTAATCGCCACTAAAGCCCTAACCGGCCGAAAGGCTATCGGTTTCCGCTGGAAGAAGGACACCGATAGCGGAAAGCTGCTCAAGCCTGGTGTTGCCAAGTGGTCCGGCAATAAAACCGAGATTCCCACGCAAAAAGCCCAATGGGAAGAAGTGTCAATGGATGCCCAGCCCTGGGCCGGTGGCAATGACCTTGACCGTCAGATTTTTGATTTTAACGAGTCCGAAGCGCTTCTTGCCTACTGGCAAGCCATGAACGAATCCTACGCTTTTGAGACCGACCGTGACGCTGGAAAGTTCCTGGTAGACCACGCGACCGACATTCCCGAAGTCGCCCAAGACATTATCCGCGCTATCACGATTGGCGCTATCCGCGTTGATGAAGCGGTGCATGTCCCCGCCGCCTACGCCATTGTCAACCCCCGTGACCTCGAAAAAGTCCTCAAGTACTCTCAGCTGGATGTTCCGCACTACATGAGTCTGACTCCGGTATCCGAACCGGCAACATGGACTACCTCGGAGTTTGTCGAGTCCGGCACCGCCATTGTTGGTTGTAAAGATGCTACAACGTTTTTTGAGCTCCCCGGCTCCCCACTGCGTGCCGAGGCTGAGCATATCGCCCATGGCGGCCGAGACGTAGGGCTGTTTGGCTACACTGCTCACATGCTCAACCGCGGTGAAGGCCTGGTCAAGGTACATTTCAATAATGCCTAAAGTAGAAAGTTCGGAAGTGCTAGCTTGGCTTGGTGTCGATGCAGTAGGTGACGCCGCTGAACAGCAAGCGCTTGAGGGAATCACAGCGGCGGTTAACGCCACTGTGACGGATTGGCATGGTAGCCCAGACACCTGGTCCGACCGAATCCACACTGGCGCCGTGATGCTTGCCGCTCACCTTTGGCGGCGGCGTGCCACACCCGGTGGCGTAGCAGCCCTAACCGACGAAGGTACAACCTATGTGCAGCGTCATGACCCCCAGGCGGCTATGCTGCTTGGCCTTGGTGGCTGGACTACTCCGGCGGTGGGCTGATGAATCCAGACATTATCCCGATGCATCTAGGGAAGCTAGCCAAGGAGGTCAATAACATTGGCATTTCCGCAACCGTTAATCCCAATCGTGTCAGTATTCCTGGTGCATGGGTTGCCTTGAAAGAGCTGGAAATCGAATCCATGGCCCGCGGTGAAGTTACCGCCGAGGCAAGCGTTTACCTTGTTGCCGCCGATTTAGGCACCACGCTAGCGGTGGAATACCTCATGGGCATGCTCGATGACCTACTAAACCTTTTGGAAACCCGATACCCAACGGATATCGAGATCACCACAATCACCCTCCCCGCTATCGGGCAAACCCCCCTACCAGCGGTTGAGGTCACCTATGAATTGAAAGGCACATAAATAATGGCGAATGTCAACACCCTAGACAGTCGTATCTCCACCGGCCCCGGAAAGCTGGTTTTCGGTAAAGCTGGTGCTCAGAATGAATTTTCCGCCCTGGTCACCAAGGCCGAGCTGAACCCCGCTGTAAACACCGAGGACGGCAAACACGTCCTTTCGGGTGATTATGCGCCCGGCAAAGACACAATCACGTGGACAATGGAGCTTACATGCTTTATTAATCTCAAGAAAAATGGGATTTTTGACTGGTGCTTTGCCAACCGCGGTAAGGAAGTCGAGTTCGAGTTCCGGCCGGTAGAGGGCGAGAAATCCGCCAAATTCACCGGCACCGTGAAAGTACGCCCCCTTGGCGTTGGTGGTGAGGTGAACAAGGAGATGAGTAAGGACCTCACATTTCCGCTGGTTGGGGAGCCTGTTTTCACACCTGAGGAACCATAAATTTTGTCTGGCCATGTAGATGTTTCCGCCGAGGTAGAGGGCCTGAAAAACCTCCGCCGAACTATCCGGCAAGCGGGTGGCGACACAAAGGACCTCCGCAACGCTAACTTAGCCGCGGCGCAAACTATTGTGCCGATAGCGGCCGGTCTGGCGCCGAAAGTGTCCGGCCGGCTAGCCGCGAGTATCAGGGCGGGTGCCACGCAAAAGGCCGGCATGGTCAGAGCCGGCCGGAAACTCATTCCCTACGCCAACCCGATTCACTGGGGTTGGCCAAAGCGCCACATCGCGCCGAACCCGTGGATCGCTACCGCCGCCGCCGCCAACGAAGAGCTATGGCTCAAAGTCTATGAACAACATATTGACCGAATCTTAGGAAAGATCGAAGGAAAGAAACGATGAAACTCACTATTAATGTCCGCTACACCAACGGTGAAGAGGTTGCCGTGACGCCTATTCTGTCCGACCAGGTGGCGTTTGAGCGTACCGCCCGCCTCCGCGATTGGGGCACTGCGACCGATAGCCCCTTGACGTTTGCCGCCTTCTTGGCGTGGAAGGCCTTGCAGCGCACTGGTCAAACCGAATACAGTTTCGAGGAATTTTTAGAGAGCGTCGAGGCGCTGAGTCAGTCCGGTGGTGAGACTGGCCTAAACCCTACCAGGGCGACGCCTGTAGAGTGATCGCCCTGCTAGCGGTGAACACGGGGATTCCGCCTAGTGTGCTACTGGCGGAGGACCCCGCATGGATAGATACCATGCTAGAGGTCATGGCTGAGCAGGCGGAAGCAGCGAAAAAGAGATAGGAAAAGAAGCCGGTGGCGGGGAAAAAGAAGTCAGCAATCCTGTCGGTCAACATCGTCAGTGATGCCAACACCAAGGGGTTCACTGAGGCGGCGCGCGCCGCCCAGAAGATGGCGGCGGACATCAACGCTTCGACTGCCCAGGCTGCCGGCATGGCCACGAAGATAGGCGGGTTGACCACCGGTATTACCTCGCTGGTGTCTATCGCTGGGGGCGCCATTGGTCAGGTTGCTGCTGGTGCCACCGCGCTAGCGGCGGTGGCCGGCCCCGCCCTGGGTGCCGTCGTGCTAGGTTTCGATGGCATTAAAGAAGCCGCCGAAGGGCTGAAGGAACCGTTCGACTCATTGAAGGAATCAGTGAGCGGCGAGTTTGCCGCGGCGCTTGAGGAACCCTTCGAGAATCTAGGCGGGCTTATCACCAACCTTGAGGAGCCCATGGCTGGCCTAGGTGCTAGCGTGGGGGGCCTCATGGGGGGGCTTGTCGATACAATTGTTAACAATCAAAGTGAACTTGAGAAGCTCATCGCGTCCGCGGGTGAGTTCACAGACGCCATGGGTCCCGGATTAAATACCCTGCTAGAGGGTGTTTTATCCATTGGCACCGGCCTAGATGGCATAGCCGGGGATTTTGGCGCTGCTTTCGGTGGCGTCCTCGAAACGCTGGGTGAGAAGTTTCAGGAGTACGCTTCTAGCGGGGCGACCACTGCCCTGATTCAGGGCATGATCGAAGCCCTAGGCGGCCTGTCAGATTTGATAGGCCCCCTGCTGGATTTGATCGTCGAGCTAGGTATCGCCCTAGGTCCCAGCTTTGGCGGTATCCTATCCGCCCTGGGGGAGATTATCGCCCAGCTGGTGGAGCCGCTTTCCACTATCGCCCAAGTAGCTGGTCAAGCCTTGGTTGAAGCGCTGAACGCGCTGGCGCCAATGTTTGGGCCGATAGCGCAGGCGATTGCTGACCTGGTGGTAGCACTCGCGCCGCTGTTGCCGTCGATTGCTGAGCTGGTCGCGTTCCTGGGCACCGCGTTGGCCGAGGCAATTAGTGCAGTTGCCCCGCTGGTTGGGGACATTTCCAACTTGCTGGGTGAGGTGTTCCGCATAGCCATTGACGCCTTGACGCCTATCATGCCTGTCATCATCGAGTTGATTCAGACGCTGGCTGGTGTTGCCTCCGCCCTGTTGCCGTCGATCGCTGAGCTGGCCAGTGTGTTGTTCCCCGCGTTTGCCCAAATCATGGAAGCCATTGCCCCGATCTTAGGTGACATTGGTGCCCTGATTGGTGATGTTCTCCGCATGGCCATTGAAGCAGTGATCCCGCTGATTCCGGTGATCGTCGATACGATCCGCATTCTGGCTGACGTCGTGGCCATGCTGATTCCGGTGATCGCAGAGGTCGCACAGTTCCTGTTCCCCGCCCTAGCTGAGATTCTGCAAGTGGTCGCCCCGCTGCTACCTGATCTGGCTAATCTGATAAAGTCCCTGATTGAGGCTTTGTTGCCGATTATTCCGCCCCTGATGCAGGTAGCAGAAGCCCTGTTCCCTGCCCTGGTGCGGATTATTGAGCTGATTATCCCGATTATCATTCAGGTGGCTGATATCTTTGTGCAGCTGGTGCAGGCGCTCACGCCGTTGTTGCCGCCGCTGGCTGATTTGATTACTGAGTTGCTTCCGCCCATTGTTGAGCTGATGGAGGCGATAGCCCCGGCAACGTCTGCGGTGGTCGGCATTGTCGGGAAACTCGCTGTGGCGCTGGCTAAAGGCTTGGTGGATGCGGTGATTGCCATTGGCGGTAAGCTTGGTTGGCTAAAAGACCTGTTCTTTAAGATTATTGACGTCATCAAGAAGGCGTTCCAGTGGATCACTGATTTTCTGGATGCTGCTGGTGATGCTGGTGGTATCTTCGGTGGCGGCGGTAGCTTTGGCGGTGTAGGCGGCGGTGGCGGCGGTGTCTTCGGTGGCGGCGACGATGGGACGTTCCATGGGGCCGGTGGCGGCGGTATTGGCGCCGCCTTCCACAACCTACTAAACCGGCCCTTGCCAACGCCCCAGGTGATTAATAATTTCGAGATCACTATCAACGGCCCCATCGACGCCCTAGAGACCGGCCGGAAACTCCGCGAAATCCTCGACTACTACGACGAACGAATGAGGCGCTAACCATGGGTGTTATGGCAAACATGCTACAAATTTCAATCTTCCCGCCGAACAGCCAATGGAACCTGAACTTACGTGCCGTCGTTGACGGTCTCACCATCACCTGGGGGCGCACGAACCTTTATCGCGCCCCAGCCAATCGGACGTGTCAATTCCAAATGCTCATGGAGCACGTTACTTTAACGCGGGTAATGCAAAAATGGGTCAATTCAGAACTCATTATTACGGCTAAACCCGCGAGTGGCAATTTAGTGATATTTCAGGGCATTATCGACGATTTTAAAGTCACCCCGAAGGACACGAAAATCGGTGATTATATCGTTGATTTTACCGCCACTGAATCCCCTACCTGGTCAAACAGGCTCAACGGTCTATTTTATGATGCTAAAAACCTTCGTGATTTTAATACTCGTTTAGGGCGTGTCCAACGCGAATTAGGTACATTTATTGCCCTGGATGTAAATACAAGTTATTTGGCTGAACCACCCGAGAATCAAATCAGTGTGAAACAACTAGCTGAATCATTGGTTTGGCGACCAGGAGCCTTCCCCGCTTGGTGCCCCGACTGGAAAAGGTTAGCGCCGACAGTTCACCAGCTAGACACGCCAGAGGGCGGCGCCCCGTGGGTACTGTCCCCGAAGGTGTTAATAGACTTGGATCAGGGCATGTCCTGGACTTCCGATAACACACCCACGACCATCTTGTATAGCGCTGGTGGCCTGTTTGGAAAGAGCAAATACGCCCGTGATACCCGAGTCCTTCGTGAAACCCGCGACCAATGGGATAGGGGTAATATCGTCGAGCTTGATATCCCATATTGCCCAGATCAAGGCGGTATTATCGGCTACGCCGAAAATCATTCTGAGCTGGCGAAAGCCCAGCTGGGGAGCCCCCGCCGAATACGGCTTGACACCCGCCGAAATCCTGACTTCCTCAACACGTATCTGGGTTGGGAGTGCTGGGAAACCCCGAACAGATATATACAAGTAACGGGGGACAAGTGGGCAACAAAGTATCATGGTGAACTGCTGCTACAGCAAACTTATTACCCGATTGGTGGAACGCTCACTCTCTACCATTGGGGTTTCACTCACGATCTTTACTGTGCCTGGGGACCGACCGACGACGCGATAACGCCCCCACCACCACCGCCCCCGCCGCCGCCGAAACCGACCACGTGGGCCACCACTACCACTAAGTGGGCCACCACTAACGGCACTTGGAAAGGATAGGATATTTCATGGCCATAACCGACCCACGCAATATTCAGCACCTCAATGCTGACGGAAGCGATGCAATCAGTCAATTTCCCGCTGTTCAACGCAATAATGCAGCAAAGCTGTCAGAGGCACTGACTACAAGCACCGAAACCGTCGCGCTTAACACGTCCTTCCGCAACGCCTCCGGCTTGATCCAACGAATAGGGAAACTTCGGATTTTGAGCCTTGAGTTTCATACTACCAGTGACGCTGTTGCCGCCACGCGGCTTCTAGCCGGCACCCTTGCCGCTAGTGACCGGCCAACAAAAACCATCTATGCCGCTCTAGCCGGCACTAACGACCTGAACGATGCTGTAGGGGCACGGGCAAGGCTAGGCACCGATGGTACAGTCACCTGTCCGGTGCCCACGATCATGCAGTCAGGCGCCTACTATGGGGGACAAATAGTCTGGGTTGTGGCCTAGATCACTCCCCCATTTATAAAAAATAGTAATTATGCTATCTGCGTTGAATCGTACCCAGGCGGTGCCTCACCAGTTTCTAGCCAGTCAGGGTCAACGCCAGTAGCAAATGCGATAAGATTTAGGGATGCCTTCCTTGGTTTTGTCCTGCCTACCTCGATGTTCGCTATCGACGCCCGACTTAGGCCGGTGATTGTCGCTAGCTCTATTTGCTGCATTTCCGCCACTTCACGAGCGAGTCTAACCCGGTGGCGTAGCTGGAATTTTGGGATAATCCATTCGTTTTCCGTCTTCTTTAGCATATGTAGAATACTACTCTTCTAGATAGGATATTGGCAATTATTGTTAGAAAAAATTGATTAATAGGGGCGAGTGCTTGATTAATGGGGGAAACTTGCGTATTATTCTAGCCATGAGTGAATCACGATGGCGGCTATCGAAAGAACATGGGCTAGTCATTGACGGTGTAATGGTTTGTACGCCGCTTATGGTTTGCGCCGACGGTATTATTGTTGAAAACAACCCGTCCGGTTCTTCGTATCTACGTTTGACCATCTGCATGGATGAACCCATTGCCGTAGCATCGGATATTCCATTCAACATTGGTGCGCTGCAACCTGGGATGGATAAAGAGTCATTGGCTGACCTTGAGCCCCGTAGGGCTCAAGGTCTTTAGGCATTTTTGAGGAGGAAATATGGACGAGTACACAGACGAAGAATTAGCCACCATGGCCAAGGAAGCGTGGGACGAGGCGTTTTCCAAGATGCCCCCGGTGCCTTACTTTGAGGCTTGCTTGGACGCTATCGAGTCCGCCGCCGAGGTGGAAAACTACCCGAACGATCAAGTCGAAACACTGTACTACGAGTTGGCGTTTGCTGTTCGGAAAACGGCCCTCGAAGGGCACGGGATCGACTATCTGGACAACGAGCTACGGGAAATGATGGAGCGGAAGGCCTCAAAGAAAGGGTGGTTTTTCCTGAACGATCACCTCAAAGATGCTCAGGCTGATGCGTTGCGTCTGGAGCAGGAACGCATGCCGGTAGGTGACGAAAATGCCGATGACACGAACTAACGTGGGCTGGGAATTTCGCCCGGCAAGGGCCGATAGTGGTATCTACTGTGACGTTTGCGGAAGAGTGTTCGCAAAGCCCGCGCCGCCGCCGAACCAGACCGGAAAACGCATCTGCCGTGACTGCCGACAGGCTGCAAGGGAAAAAAAGACAGGGATGCTGTTCTAATTGTTTGTTGGGTTTAGGTGCCCCCGCCGCTTCTAGCCGGCGGCGGGGGTATCAGGCCCCGTAAACTGCTGCGGAACGCCTTATAACTAAATATTTTGTCCTTTGTTCATCATACCTCCGTCCTGCTTTCTTGTACGTGTACAGGACACAACAGAAAAACAAAACAACACGTAACCAGGATAATGTGCTTCTTACCGTAAGCACCCGGTGCACCTGGTCCCGGGTGGCCACAGCTGACCTGGCCCGTCAGCTGGTGGTGTGACCTATGGAAGCCGTTCCGCAAGGAGGCGGAACGGCTACTTGGCATGGGGTGGCAATGGAAGCGGTCAAAAATGGGATTTTCGCCAATGGGGAGGCCATCTAGCCGGGAACCCCTTGGGGGTTCTCCCTAGGCTACTGCCCTAACCCCCTACTACCTAGCCTTCACCTTCTACCTATCCTGGCCTACCGGAACCACCAACCCCTACCACCTACCACCTACCACCTATGGCCCCTCCCCAACCACTCACCTGTACCACCTGTATCACCTGTACTACCCCGGGGGCGAAATGCCTAAAAAAGTTTGTTGGTCAAAAGCGAAATGCATTGCGGCGCCTCATCTGTGGGACCTGGACAACGCCGAAGCTTGGCGGGGTCACCCACTGGCGAAAAAGCCTAGAAATATTAGAGCACACGCTCTATGCGCAGACTGCCCCCTTATTCGGGATTGTGCCGTCTACGCGCTCACAGCCACTCCCCGAATGGCCGGTGTAGTCATGGCCGG